AAGTTTCCCAATGACCTTGCGGTTGGTTCTTTTGATGGAATATTTGATATCTATGGAAGTGGGGACTTGAGTCTTCAGTTAAATAGCGCATTGATAAATCCAGTTAACAAGACTGTATGTGGAGATGTTTTTGAGGCAAGTTGGGATTTACTTGAGCGTCAGTTAATCTCCGAAAAAGAAGCGGGATTCATTACCAATGAGATTAGAGACTTTGACCAAATAGGTTTACGCTTTGGCTATTTAAGTAGCCCAACATACGACACTAATATTCGCTACCCTAAGTTTATGGGAATCAATAACTCCGGTAAGGTTGTTGATACACTAACCTACCAACTCCTTGACAATATAACAATGCAAGGAATCTTTGGTGATACGGGAACATCCGGAACTCTACGCTTTGCAGACCGAGATGGAAATGTTCAAGCATTCTACAACTACTATGTTGGTCTCGATAGAATCGCAGCAAACACAAGAACGAGTATGGAGTTCAATGCTGTCATACCAATATCTTGGCTGACCAACAACTACCACTACTCAAGAACCTTTGAGTTTACCTCTACGGGAGAAGAGTTTGTGATTGAGTCTTTGGAAGGAACTGTATACGATGATGTTGTATACGCTACCCTAAAGATAAAATTCTTGTAAATTAAGTAGATGGCTAAGACCTATAACGATTATCCTGTATCTGCCACCAACAATGCTAAGAAAGCGTTGGCTTGGAAGGAGAAGTATGGAGATGAAGTAAAAGGGGGGACCATCGTTGGGTGGACCAGAGCAAGGCAATTAGCCAGCAGAGAAGGTTTGAGTTACGAAACGATTGCAAGAATGGCTGCCTTCGCTCGCCACCGCTCAAACAGCGCAGTAGACCCCAAGTACCGCTCAGAGCCTTGGAAAGACCGAGGTTACGTGGCTTGGCTTATTTGGGGAGGAACAAGTGGAGTGAACTGGGCAATCAAGAAAGCCGAGACTATCCGCAAGTCCCGCAAGATGTCAGCGCAAGAGTTCTCAATTGCACAGCGACCAGCTTGGCATAAACGAAGCAAAAAATAATGGATTTACCATTGTACGATATTGACCTTGGAGACCTTAACTCAGAGAACGGAATGTTCCGTATCTCTTTGGTTGCCGCTCCCGCTATTGAAGAGAACTTCATCCATTTCAAAGATGAGCGTATTGAGTTCTTCAAAGATGAGGAGAAGCGACAGGTCGTTGGTCCGATTATGATTCCAAACAAACCCATCTACCGCAGAAACAGCGAGGTGGGTGAATACTATATTCGCTTTACTGAAAAGGCGATTGACGATATTATGTACAAGTACTCAAAGGACGGCAAGTTTAACTTGTTCAACATTGAGCATACTGACCAAAACTTTGATGGCGTTACGATGCTTGAAATCTGGAAGAAGGAATCCGATGCTGACAAGAGCAGCAAATATGGATACGACCTTCCCGATGGAACGGTATTCGTTAAGGCTCAGATTGAAGACGAGAGTCTTTGGTCATCCATCAAAACTGGAGAAATCAATGGTTTCTCTATTGAGATTAAAGCTGATATTAAACATTCTAAACAAGAGGAAATGAGTGAGTTTAAATTTGGCGTAGAACTTGGTAAAATCGAAGCCAAGTACGAAGCCGAAATCGCAAAACTCAATAGCCAAATCCAAAAACTTGAAGAGCATAACGAAGTATTGTTAGAAACTATGATTTCTAACGAGGAGCGTTTTGCTGCTTACGAGGATTTGAAGAAGGCTGTTGAACTTATTCAAAACCACATTGGTATGATGGAAGAACCCAAGTCTGAGGATATGCCCGAAGATATGGGAAAGCATATGGATGAGGAAGAGGATAAGCAGATGTACTCCGAAGAGCAGCCTGTTGCTGAAGCCGAAGTTGCTGAAGAAGTCTCAAATGAGACTGAAGTAGTAGCCGAAGTAGAAGTTGCCGAAGAAGTTGCTGTTGAAGAGAATCTCTCAAGCGAAGAAGAAGAGGCTGAAAAGACCTTGAAATTCGAGCAAGAAGGAGAACAAGAAATTGCCGAAGAAGATAAGACTATCTCCTTTGCTGCAATTAGCGTAGATAAAGTCAATATGATTAATAAATTCTTTGGCTCTAAGTTGTACTAATTTGTAAATTACTAAAAGTAAATACTTTCTAAAACTAATAATATATCTTAAAATGGGTATTTCAGTTGCTTCTATTCCCTGGCATAATCTACAGCCAAACTTGTTCATCGATACGATGGTCAAGTCTGCTGGTGTCTTGAATCGTTTCCGTCTTATTGACGGTGTTAAATCTAAAGTTAATGTTCCTGTATTTGATGCATCACTTAGCTTTGGTAATGACCTTTGTGTATTTGACGGTGCTTCCGCTGCTTCTATCGCTGACAAGGAGATGACCGTTGAGACCTACAAGTGGTCTTTCTTGAACTGTAAGGATGTCCTCGAGGCTACCTACCGTTCTGTATTGTTGAAGAAGGGTCAACACAACCCCGAGACTATGGACGGTGAGTTCAAGGATTGGGTATTCTCTTACTTCGCTAAGTTGTCTGCTCAAGAGTCTTTGTCTTTGGCTGCTTCTGAGTTGGCTACCGAAATGGCTGCCGATGCTGACGTAATTGATGTTACGGCTGTTCCATTGACTCCTTCTAACATCCTTGATAAAATGGAGGATGCTTATCAAGCGATGAGCGAGGCTATGCTTTCTGGTGTTTATGGTGATGCTGACCGTCAGTACCGTCCCGCTTTCTTCTTGGGAACGGCTGCTGTACAGCACTACCAAATCGCTATGGCTAACTTGTACACTACGACTCCTGAAGGTGTAGCAAATGGCAACATCCCTACCTACTACGGTATGGAGGTTATCCACTTCCCCTCTTTGGCTGCTAACACTTTCTTCATCTCTGCTCCAGAGAACATCGTAATGATTACCGATGACTACAATGATGTTCGTGCTATCGATATGAAGTACGAATCTGAGTTGTCTTCTGACAAGATTTGGGGTCAGTTCAAGTTGGGCTTCTCCTACTTGAAGGGTTCTGAGATTGTGTACTATAACTAAAATAAAAAGGGGAGGGATTTCCCTCCCCTTTTATTAACCCTTTAAACTAAATAAAAATGCCTTGTGAACTTTCTGCAACGCTGACCGATATCACCTTCTCTTGTACTGACATCCCCACCGGAGGTCTTACTCGCGTGTTGATTGCTGACTACTACAATGTCCGTGACAACTCCTTGGTTACGGTTAGCGGAAACGATGTCACTGTATCACCAGCCGCTACTGGCTTGGTTACCGATAGTGACGCTTTTGATTTGGAATTCAACAATAAGGACGGATTCTCTGTATTTACGGACGTTAAGACTGTAAACGCTGATGGTTCTTTCTCTGTTGTTCCTACCATCTCTGTTGAGTTTCCCGTTATGACTAAAGCCAAGCGTGACTCTCTTCAAGATATGTCTTCTCCATACGCTCGTGTCGTTGCTCTTATCGAGACGGCTGCTGGTACTCACCACGTTGTAGGTTTGGACTTCGGTCTTTACTTCTCTGTTGTTGATGGTGGCTCCGGTACGACTCGTTCTGAGAAGAACCGCTTCCAAGTTACCTTGACTGGTGAGGAAGATACCCTTGCTTACTACGTTGCTGACGCTGAGTGGGCTAAGGTTATTGCTTAATTGCAATAATTGTATATTAATATAAGGGGGGCTGAGGCAGTAGCCTCGGCTCCCTTTTTTTAATTTAAAAATATGGCTTTTAGTTGTGGAATAGTGCTAACAGATATCGATATTGTCTGTAGCAAAACTTCTGGCGGTTTGAAAAAAATCATCCTCTACAAACAGAGCGATGTACAAATCATCACCGACCCCTTTGATGAGAGTATTATTCTCTCTGTTGAAGCCGAAAACCCAAGTGTCATTGACTTTAACAATAGGGATGGCGCAACCTCATTTAGTGAGTCTAAAACCAAATCGGGTGGACTTGGTGTAATCAGTACAACCATAACGGTCCAACTCCCAAACATCAACGAGGCACTTAACAAAATTGATATGCTTGGAACTCGCAATGATATTATTGCGGTTTGCTGGCATAACAATGATACCGTCACCCTTAGTGGCGTTATGGACGGTATGGAAATGACCTATGAGGCAGATAGCGGTACGGGCATTTCAGATAAAAGTTACATCAATGTCATTCTTAGTTGCGAATCTGGAATTGGTTCCATTGTACTTAATGACACAAGTTATTTCGTTGACAAAACAATCTTTAACTAATGGCTACATACGAACCTCAAACTCGTTTCTTCTTCCGCAAGACATCTTTGGGTATTGCATCTATTACTCGTTATGGTGAGGAGATGATTAACCGAGCAGTTGTTGATGATGCTACAATTGAATTGCAAAGCCAATGTTTAATTGACGATGCTAAAAATATTCTTCAAAACTAATTATTATGTCATTTAATACTATTGTACGCAATCAAGACTTTCAGGCATCTTCTTTTGGGGAGTATGGTTTTCGTCTTGTAGAGTCTGGATTCTCTCAGCCAGCGGGTGAGGTGTATCGCGCCATTACCTTCGTAGAGGATAGCGTTATTACTGCTACTTGTGCGAGTGGTGATAACCTTACTTCTGAGACTTTCGCTGCGGGATTGACTATTTATGGTAAGTTTAGTACGTTGTCTGTAGCATCAGGTCGCGTATTGGCTTACATTGGAGGTTAATAAACGATGCTTGGATTAGGCATTTCATTAGCAAATATTGGTAGTACTCCTACCAAGTCTATTGTATCCTCTGGAAAGGGCGCAAGGGCTTTGATTGATTTAACTATCAGCAGAGCCTCAGCCACCGCTACTACAGAAGGGTACGACTGTATGGTTGCTGCTGTCTCTGAAATGGGGCTTGATACGCTATACAATTTTGCTGATGCTGTTATTGAAAATATGACC